GTTTAGAAATTTGACCAACGACAGACTTAGTTGGGTATTTGCCTTTGCCCATCAAGTAGTCGTACGCAGCTTTGGAATCGTCAGTCTGCTTGTTGTAACGGGCTTCAAGTTCTTCCGAAGAACTAACCACAGGAGAGGTGTATCCCAAGCTACCACCGCCTTGCGTGTAAGCATCCCTAACTGATGCCATACCGGGAAAACCGCCATAAGGACGACCGGGAATGTTGGGTGTTACAGTAGTTGAGCCGTCAGCGTTGCGGGTAATGTCGCCGGGGTTTGTTTTGTTGCCGTATGGATTGGTTGTTCCAGCGGGCGCATAAGTTTGCGGAGTTGTAATGGGGGTTAGTTTTTTAAGCGCGGCCTGTAAATCAAATGCTGTTCTTTTACCAGCGGGAGTTAGTTGAGACGCGCTCATAAAATTTAAACTAGTATTTAAACCTTCAGAAGCCAACTGCTGCTTAGTCTTACCTGTTTGTTGGATGAGGTCTGCCTCAGTCAAGTTTTTGGCCCTTAGCTCTGCGTCAATAGCGGCAATCCTACTGGCCATTTCTTTAGAAGCTTCAGTACCTGCATAGCCTTGGAATTGGCCGTATAAACCTTTTGCTTGTTCTTGCGTGCGCATAGAAGTAAACGCATCTTTGTACCATTGCTGCTGTCTATCAGCGGCGGTAGGCTCACGTCCAAGCGTATTACGCACCCAATCATCAACAACGTTGGTTGCATCGGTAGACATGTAGCCTTTGTAGGCTTTAGTTGCATCTGCAAAAGTAGCGTTTTTAACTTGGTCGGCGGTAACCAACTCCGTGTTAGAACGAGCGCTTGCCAAAAAGTCTTTATAAATACTCTCAGGCGAACGGCCAGCAGCAATAGCGCTGCTCCAGAAATCCAAACCAATTGGATCGGGATCACGGCCAAGCACGTTGCGATACATGTTTGCCACCATGTTCTGTGCTTCGGCAAGAGGAGTTGCTCGTTGTTCTGTATTTCCGTATGTAGTGGAATGGTATGCGGCTAGTTCTGCCGGTGTCATACCGTAACTATTTTTAGCGTATGCCGCAGCTACATCGGGGTTTGCCAACAAATAAGCGTTTGAATTTGAAGTAGCAGTTAACGGGGTTGCTCGTTGTTCCGTGCTACCGTATTTGTCGTAGTGTGTCTGCGCAAATGCCTCAGGAGTTAATCCGTAGTTGTTTACTTTATACGCCGCAGCAACATCGGGGTTGGCTGCAAAGTATTGATTTGTATCTTTTATTATGCCGGGGTCTTTGGCTACGTAGTTAATGTCTCCAGCATTGCCTAAAGAAGTTATGCCGCCTGATACAGCATTATTGGCAGCCGCTGAATTAGGGGTAGACAGTAGTTCGCCGGGTGTGCGGTTTGCCAATTCTGCTTTTGCGGCATTTTTAAAACTTTCAACTTCACTATCGTCAATGGTATTGCCAAAACCTTGCTTCCAGAACTCCAAACCAGCTTTTTCACCTTCTCGGCCAAGAACTTGTCTGTACAAATCTTCAACAGAATTAACAGCAGGGGCAGTAGTTGCACCGACAACGCTTCCATCTTCACCATCGTATCTAGGCACGCCACCACGAGCCATACGCACAGGAGAAGTAGGTGCTTTTGTGACTGGTTTTAATCCAGAAATAGTGTTTGCTAAATTACCGCCAAGCGTGGTGTACATGCTTCTACTAGGGTGAAGCGTGTCGCCTGTATCAGTGTCAAAAACATCTTTTCTACCGCTTGTGAACGCAAATTTATCATCCAGTGCAGAGCCGGTAGAGTTTGCAACGTCACGAATAGCATCTGCGTAAGCTTCAACATTCCCGCCATAGCTAATATCCGACCCAACAACGTTAGGCGTTTGCAAAATAACCTGCTTACCCGCCGCTTTTGCTTGGTTAACCGCAGTACGCATATCGGCTATAAATTCTTCAAGACTTACGCCTTCAGATGCTTCATTCAAACCGTAGTTCAAAACAACAACGCCAGAATTGTTTGCAAGCGAATTTGCCCAATTATCGGAATTTAAAAGGTCGTTAACCGTAGTGCTATTAATGCCCCTGTTGTTGACGGTGTAACCTTCTCCCAAAGCACTTTGAGCAGAAGTCACCATGTTGTCAGTAAGTTGGTTCCCAGCGTTATACCCATAAGTTGTGGAATCACCGAACGCATCAATGCTGTAGTTGTTTAATGCTGGGGGTGCCGCGCCAATAGTTGCCGCATTCCCCATAGTGGCCGCACTTGTTAAATCAGGTATGCCCCCTGTTGTAGCCGCACCCATATTGCCTGCTGTAATTAAGTCGGCTACGCCACCGGTAGTTGCGTCTGCGCCAGTACCCGCTAGTTGGTCTGCGCGATAGTTTTGTATTTGTTGGGTGTACCTATCTTCGGGTTTCTCTTCAACGTATCTATTTACAGCCGCACCAAACTGATTATTTAAGTCAGCGGCACTGAGAGAGCCAGAAGACAAGGCGTTAGTCCAGAAATCAAGACCGCCTTGGTCAATTTGAGCCGCGCCTTCACCAACACCTGTACGGCCAACAGTGGCGTACGCATCTTTAACAAGTTGTTCATAGTTAGGGGTTGCAGCGCCAGCACCACTTTGGACAAAACTGCCATCTTCGCCGTCATACCTAGGCACACCACCGCGAGCCAAGGCCACAATACCGCCGCCGTTGTAGCCACGATAGATGTCAGAAAAGCTTCTATCTTTAAACTCGTTGGCTTTAATTGGCGTTAAGCTGCGGTATGTTTGCGTGCCGCGATCATATACTTTTTGACGAATGTAACCAGTGTCTGTAGCTTCTGGCATTTTTGTGGTCGTGGGAACCATCATGTCAGCCAAAATTGGCGCAGCGGCTCCGGCCAAGTATTTAAAGTTGTCTTTGGCAAAACCCATTGGGTTGGTTGCGGCAGCACTAGCGCCAGCAGACATTTGTTCTGCAAAAGGTCGTGCAAGAGCTTGTTTTTGTGATTCCAGTGCAATTTTAGACGCCTCTTCTCCAAACAACGGGTTAACTGCGCCACTATCTAATGCTGGGTAAATACCGCGTTCAGCCAAAGACGCGGTGTAATCTCCAACTCCTGCTGTTGTCATAGCATTTACGCCCGCACCAGTAAACCCAGCAGCCAAACCTGCACCGCCGTATGCGCCAAAACCAGCCATCAAACCACGTTCTAAACTTCCTGTACGCACAGTTTCAAAACCGCCAACCATAGCGGCTGCGGTCATAGGATCAATCAAACCACCTGAAAGATAACTAATACCGCCACCAATAATGGTAGGCAACAACTTGTCTAAGAAGCCCGCCTCGGGTAAACCCGTATCTGGGTTAATGGTCAACGAACCGCCGTGTTTAAGGGCAAGCGCATGCAGTCCAGCAACTTCTCTGGGAGACATGTGGACAAGCATCGAGTCAGGGCCGCGACCCTTGGATGCCATGTGGTCGGCTAGTACAGCAAGGCTCATAGTTGCCTCTCAAAATGGGGGTTGCTAGATAATATCATGTTGACGTCTTTATGCGAAGCATTTGGCTTGTTGCTTGTACACCATCTTGTGTATCTCTGTAAACATCGCCAAGCCGTAAATTGGGTAAGTCTGCCTCAGTTGGCAGGGTTTCAAGGTTTAAGTTCAGCGTAGCCCCACCCATATCGCCGGGATTGGACAGTTGATTAAAGTACAGGCGCAAGACGTTGTTCAGTTGGCTAAAGTAACGGCTCTCGTACTCCGCTGGGGCCAGCGGCAAACTTGGTGGGGTTGCGTTTAGTTCAGCCATTAGCGTCTACCGTCTGCTCTGATGTCGATACGTGGTGCGCCCAACTGCCAGCAAGTGTTGACTTGGTTTGAGCTAATCTTAAAAATCATCTGGCGACCGCGCATGCGTGTAAAAATTGTGCCAGTAAACTGCTCTGTAATAACGTACGTACTACTCTTAGATACAGGCTGTGAGGCTGTACTTGTAACGCCAGAGCCAGAGTTAGCCAGCCCTTGCAGGGTCATAGCTACTGTTGGCAAAGCACCAGCGGGAGTGCTCTCAGCGTTCTCAAAAGTTAAGTCAGGTAATACGCGCCACACAAAACCAAAGTTATGGCCATCACCAATATCAAACTCAGACGAGCTAATGTAAGCATCAATTGCAACAGCGGTGCCGGTCGTATTGTCATTTAACCCCGTCTCGTGGTTAATCAAGTTGCCTGTCAGCGTATTAGAAAAATAGTTGGCTGCAATTGGGTATGGCTGCAAACCAGAGTCAAGCCAAGCAGTGCGAGACATAGTACCGTAGTACCAGATTTTCTCCGTGTAATTGTAGATAACGTACTTGTCAGCCGCAGTGCTATTAGCCGAGCAGTAGAACCACCAGACCTCATTGAAGCCTTCGTTCGTGCCAGAGAACACTTGCAAGGATTGCTCTTGGTTAATATCACTAAATATAAAACGGCGCAGATCACAGTTAAGCGTTTGCACGCGGCCATCGTAGACGTAGAACTTGTCTACACCCATCCAGTACACGATACCCGAAGCAATCACAGCCGAGTTAGGACTCATGATTGAGATGTTGTCACCAAGTAACTGCGATGCCCATACGTAAGGAGGGCCAAGGTATTGGAGCGAGTAGATGCTAACGTCGGTAAATACAGTTATCTCTTGACGAGTCTGAACTATAGCAACGATCTCAGAACCGTGGGATAGTCGGGTAAACCCTGCTTGGTTTGTAGGGTCGGGCGTCCAGTTGTAGATGTCGTCTTGTGCTGACCAGCGAATTAGCATGGGGTCAAGCACGTTGGAGCCGTAATCGTTGCAACCAAAAGCAAGCACAAAACGTGATGTGTCAGAAACGGTCATATTGTTTTGAACCGTAGGCACATCCACGATTAAAGATATAGAGCCCGTGCCTGAACTAGAAGTGTTGACTTGGTTACCGCTACCATCTAGCAGATTAAACGTAAGCCCGTTAACTTGGAACACATAGTACGTAGTTGCCGCAGACACGCCAGTTGGCAGTGAGCC